AGTTTGTTCATATGGTACATTTTCTACAGGAATTAATATAGTTAACCTCCATAATATTATATTTGCCTCACCATCTAAATCTCAAATAAGAGTATTACAATCAATTGGTAGAGGATTAAGAAAAAGCACATTAGATACCAAGATATATGACATAGCTGATGACTTACATTGGAAATCTAATAAGAATTATACCTTAAATCATAGTGGTGAAAGAGTTAAAATATACAGTAAAGAAAGGTTTAAGTTTAAGATACATGAGGTTAAATTATTATAAATAAGGTTATGGATAAGAAATTCCCAAATGAAATATCAGAGTTACCCGTTAAATTCTTCAAATTAGTTTCCGGAGAATCAATCATTGCATATACTCATAAATTTGACGATGAATCTAATGGTTCACTTATTGGTATAGAAGAACCAATGCATGTACATGTAGAGCCTGATTCGCATTGGGTAATGACACCGTGGTTACCATTTTCTACCACAAAATTACATGTTCTCGAAGATTTTAACGTGATGGTTACTACAGATGTGAATGATGACGTTAAAGCACATTATATGAAGATTATATTAGATGAAATTCAAACTGATAAAGAAATGATGGAAGAACAAGTACGGGTAATAAAAGGTAACGCCACAACTCACTAGTCCTCTTATCCTATCCCTCCGCAGAAGGAACCTTCTTATTATACCATATAAATACAGCAAAGTACATGCTTGAGCGAAAATAAATTATGAAATGTTTAGTACCTGAAACAGGATTAACAATTAGCCCTCTTGGTGAAATTGTGTTATGCTGTGCAGGAGATAATATACCTATTGCTCATATAAAAGATATTGACGACCTTAATGAATTTTTTAATTCAGAAGTCTATGATGAAATAAGAGCAAACTTTATAAAAGAAAAATTCCCAGAACAATGCATAGTATGTGTAGACCATCATAAAGCTGGAAGAGCTGCTAGATTTAATGCATATAATCGTTATATTAATCCAGATAATCGTGATATAGAAAATGTTTTAGTTGATCATGCTAAAGGATTAAAATTTTTAGAAGTATCTACGAGTAATATATGTAATCAAATGTGTGTTACATGTTCAGGTAAGTACTCATCTAAATGGGCACCATATGAGCAGAAAGCTTTAAATGTTGGCAGAAGATTTAGGAATGAAAATCATAAGTTCCATACATTAATGTATAAGATGAATGATAAAGATGTTCAAAAGATTTTAAAGATTATTCCAGGATTAGATCATTTAACTATTAAAGGTGGAGAACCATTTGCTGACCCAAATAATATAAAGATATTAGAATGTGTTGCAGATACAAATCCAGAATGTATAGTACAAATATCTACTAATTTTCAGTTAGTTACTGATAAGGTTGTTGAATTATTACATAGAATAGATAATGTAAATATTCAAGCGAGTATAGATGGCACGCACGAATTATATGATTGGATACGTGGTGGACATTTTGACAAGACTATTGATAATATAAATAAGTATCACGAGTATGCTGGAAGAGATGTTATAGTATTTGGAACGATATCAATATATAATTGGATGCATATGTCAGAGTTGATAGATTTTTGGAAAGATATTAAAGCTGTTCCACGAATTAATTTAGGTAATATGGTTACATTCCCAGCATATTGTTCACCAATTTATTTAAAAACAAAACATATTAAAGAAGGTTTAGATAAAATACATAGTTACCTTGATGAAAATTTTGATAAAAAACATAATGACTTTTATACAAGTGATAATTTAGATGTAAGAGGTGTTAAAAATGTAAATAGTGTTATGCCTTCAGCAAAAATTGCTACACGAGGAAATGATGACATATATAAACAAATGATACAATGGATAGATTTTTGTAGTGTTGCACGACAGAATAACGAAGATATATTTAAATTAACTCCATATTTAAAAGAATACGAATATGCAAATTACAAGTAATGCCGCAAATAAAGTAGCTGGAATGAAATCACCAGAAGAAAGCCTAAGAGTTTATATATCTGGCGGTGGGTGTTCAGGTTTCAATTACGGGTTTAAGTTAGACGAAAATACAATTGAAGGCGATTTCAGTATTGAAAAAAATGGTGTGAAAGTTTTGATAGACCCTATGAGCTATCAATATTTAGAAGGAATAACAATCGATTATTTACAAGACTTACAAGGTGCAAGATTCATTATAAGTAACCCGAATGCTAAAACAACGTGCGGATGCGGCTCATCTTTTAGCGTTTAACTATGTACAATTGATTGTTTTATGTTATAATGGTAATACATTTGAACTAATAGGAAATATTATGCCTGAAAAAATTAAACCTCGTGACAAACCACATTACGTAAATAATAGAGACTTCTCATATGCAGTTGTTGATTATGTTGAAGCAGCGAATGCAGCGAAAGAGGCTGGTACGAAGAATCCAGTTGTACCTGATTATATAGCTATATGCTTTATGAAGATCTGTGAAGGATTATCCCATAAACCAAATTTTGTACGATATACATATCGAGATGAAATGGTAATGGATGGTGTTGAAAATTGTTTGAAAGCAATATACAATTATAGAATAGATGCATCTACCCGTACAGGTAAGCCTAATGCGTTCTCATATTTTACTCAAATAGCTTACTTTGCTTTTATAAGACGTATTGTAAAAGAAAAGAAACAAGCTGATATTAAATTTAAATTCATGGAGCAAGCAAACATTGAAGACTTTGTATCTTCTATTGACATGAATAGTCCTATAGATCAGTCATTCCTTGATACACTTCGTGAGAAAATATCGAAGATACAAGAAGTAGATAAGCAAGTCAAAGATTTTGCAAAGGAAGAGAAAGAAAAGAAAAAGAAAGGATTAGAATTACATATGTCATATGCATAAAATATATATTACTGGCATAGCCGGGTTTGTTGGATTTCATTTAGCTGAGAAGTTAGCTATGGAAGGTTATGACGTTGGTGGTATGGATAACTTTAATGATTACTATGATCCACAGTTAAAACGTGATAGAGCTTCAATACTTAAAACTAAATTTGATATACCTGTTTGGGAGGCTAATCTTGAAACTGTTAATTGGAATAAGCTATGGAAAGATATTAATTGGGAAAGTCTAGGAGATTATGATGCAGTAATACACTTAGCTGCACACGCAGGTGTAAGACATTCTTTAGAGAATCCGCAAATGTATATCGACACAAATATATCTGCAACTCAAAAGTTAATACATGCATGTGAAGAACATGAATTACCTGTTATATATGCTTCATCATCTACAGCAGATTCTGATCATCTTAATCCTTACGCTTGGTCTAAATACGTAAATGAAAAGCAATTCGAATCTTCGAAACTGTTAGCAGCAGGCTTAAGATTCTACACGGTCTATGGTGAATACGGTCGACCTGATATGGCACTAGGATTATTTGCAGAAGCTATGTCACAAGGTAAACCTATAGATGTATATAACGATGGTGATATGCAAAGAGACTTTACTTATGTTGGTGATTTAGCTGATGGCATTCATCTTGTATTAGAAAATCTATTACTTACTCCAGCAATAAATCACCACGAGATCTATAACCTTGGAACAGGTAAAAGCAATGAACTTATGGATTATATAGAATGCTTAGAGAATGAATTAGGTAGGGTAGCACAAAAGAATATGTTACCTATGCATCCAGCAGATGTCAAATCAACACAGGCAGACATTACAAAGATTCAAGGATTAGGATATAGTCCAACTACAACAATTCAAGAAGGAGTTAAACATTTTGCAGATTGGTTTAAAGAGTATTATAAGGGTATGTACTTTTAACGAATATATGGTATAATGAAGGGATGAATAAGAAATTTTTAATAATAGGGTATGGTGTCGTAGGTAGGGCAGTATTTAAAGGTTTATCAGAGAAATATGCTGTAGAAATATTAGATCCTCCTGCAGGATATGAATTAGTTCAAAAAGATTACATATATCCTCACTATCATCTTTATGATGGCATTATTATATGTTTACCTACACCTCAAGGTCCAATGGGTGAATGTGATGATATGATGGTTGAACAATACCATCGTGAAATTCGTAAACATGCACCAAAGATTCCTATCCTTATTAAGTCAACTATCTCTGTTGAATTAGTCGACTTACTTGAAGAAGATAGAGCTCTAACATATAATCCAGAATTTTTAACAGAAACTAATTCAATAGAAGAATTTAAATATCAATCATTTATTATATTTGGTGGACATCAATGTAGGTATTGGTATGAAATATTCCAAGATGCTGGAATTACAATGAATCATATTAAATTTACTGATATGAGAACAGCAGCATACGCAAAATATACAATTAATTCATTCCTTGCTACGAAGGTTATATTCTTTAATGAATTAAAATCAATGTTTGGACCAGAAGGATTTGATCAATTAACGCAAATAGTAAGTATGGATAATCGTATTGGCAAAAGTCATATGATGGTTCCTGGACCAGATGAAAAATATGGATTTGGTGGCAAATGTTTTCCAAAAGATACAAGTGCATTTGTTAAATCAGGCCAAGGTAAATTAACCTTATTAGAAAAGGTTATAGATATAAACAAGGAGATAAGAAATGAGATTGAAGAATAATACATGGGTATTCGATAATGCTTTGAATAAAGCCACATGTGATGAGTTAATTAAAATAGGTAATGCGCAAGTTATCAAAGAGGCAACGGTCGGTGGAGGTAAAAAACCTAAGAAGAAACTACGTGTTTGTCAAACTGGGTGGATACAAGATCCATATATTATGGAACAGATTATGGAATATGTTGATAAAGCAAATTACCATGCTGGTTGGAATTTTCAAATTGAACAACCACAACAAATTCAATTTACTAAATATGAAGAAGGCGGCCACTATAATTGGCATCGTGATGCGAATAGAGATTTAAGTAAAACGGGTGGTAAAACAAGAAAGATAAGTATTACTATAAACTTGAATGATGATTATGAAGGTGGTGAGTTAGAAATCGATTCAGAGGATCATTATTGGACAAAACACCCACGAAAAGTACGTCAAGGTTTAGGTAGTATAGCTGTATTTCCATCTGATACATATCATAGGGTAACGAAAGTTACAAAAGGTACAAGATACAGTTTAGTTGTTTGGGTAATGGGAGATGCCTGGAAGTGAAGATAGCATTATTAAATGATACACATTGTGGTGTAAGGAATAGTTCACAAATATTCATAGATTTTCAAGAGAAGTTTTATGAAAAAATATTCTTTCCATTTTGTAAAGATAATGATATAAAACATATAATACACTTAGGTGATTATTATGACCATAGGAAATTTGTAAACTTTAAAGCATTGAATGCTAATCGTAGACATTTCCTCGAACCTATGAAAAAGAATGGCATGACTATGGATATTATTCCAGGTAATCATGATGTATTCCATAAAAACACAAATGATCTTTGTTCTCTAAAAGAATTATTAGGATATTATACAAGCAATATCAATATCATTATGAAACCATCAACGTTGAACTATGATGGATGTGATGTACATTTAGTTCCATGGATTAATTCAGAGAATTATGAAAGCTCTATGCAATTCTTAGCATCTAATAAAGGTATTATGATGGCTCATTTAGAGTTACAAGGCTTTGAAATGATGAGAGGTATTAAGCAACCTATGGGACATGGTATGGGTGTAGAACCTTTTGCACACTTTGACTTATGTTTATCAGGTCATTATCATGCAAGTTCACAACAAGGGAATATCAGATATCTTGGATCTCAAATGGAATTTACTTGGGCTGATGCAAATGATCAGAAATATTTCCATATATTTGATACAGACACAAAAACAGTAGAGGCAATACCTAATCCTCTAACATTATTTGAGAAAATATATTATGATGATACAGACACAGATTACACGAATTATGATATAAATACTCTTACAGGCAAATTTGTTAAAGTAATTGTTGGGAATAAGTCTAACCCCTTCATGTTTGATAAATTTATTGAACGAATATCAGAGCTGAATACACATGATTTAAAGATAGCTGAAAATTTCTCTGAATTCTTAGGTGAGAATGTTCTTACCAATATAGAAGATGTGGAAAATACAACTGACTTAATGGCAAGTTATATAGATGGTGTGAATACAGATCTTGACAAGGATAAGCTCAAGACTCTGATGAACAGTCTCTATAATGATGCCATAGATATGGAGATACAGTAATGAAAATGAAAAAAGTTTCAAAATCAAGATGGGCAATGTTAGTATTTGTTATAGTTGCGCTTGTCGTTTTATTTAATGTAGCTGGTTGTTCGATGCTAGAAGCACAAATGACTAAAGCAAAAGGATTAGTTGGTATAGGCGGCGATCCAATTGTTGTCGAAACACCAGCATGTGAAGGAGAAACATGCGAGGATATAAGAGGCTAGATCAAGATGATCCAGATAAACTCCTATGGGGAATTTATCAATTTACAGTAACATGTATAATTATAGGATTAATAGCATGGCCAATATGGGTTTGGGCAGAAATCGAACAAGTATGGACAGATTTCAGCCCTCAGCCTGAGGTTATAGAAATTGTAACTGATGAAACTCCAACAACAGATCCGGATATACAGCCGACTTCTCTTGTTGAAGAATCAGATAGTGAGAGTTTAGACAAAGAAAAGTATAGAGTTTATTTTGAAGATAAGTCTCTTGTACTTATGGTCTTAGGTGGAATAGAATATTGGAAAATGAATTGTGGTGAATTATCCCCACAAGGAAATTATTTTATGAATCTTGCTATTAAGAAACATGATATAGATCCAGAGGAAATGGATATGGATATGAGTTTCCAAACTGGTTTATTTGCAGCTCAACTATATAATAGTTGTGACCATTTTTTAGGACAAGTAAAAACGATTGGATTAGATATGATGTTTGTGGTAGATCCGGGTGTCGCACCTTCTCCAGAAGCATTAAACAATATACAAAATTCAGAAGTATAAGTATGTACAAATCATACTTTCGTGATATAATATAACCTATGATATTATTCAAAGAACTTACTTACAAGAACTTTCTCTCTACAGGCAACAATCCAATAATAATAGATCTCAATAAATCGAGATCTACTCTTATTGTTGGTATAAATGGCTCAGGTAAATCTACCATTTTAGATGCCATATCATTTGCTTTATTTGGTAAACCACATCGTAATGTCAAAAAAGGTGGCTTAGTTAATTCAGTAAATGGTAAAGGTTGTGAAGTTACAATTGAATTTGAAACTGCTGGTCACAATTGGAAAGTTAAGAGATGCATTAAACCAAATAAGTTTGAAGTCTATCAAGATGGTAATATGATAGATCAGCAGACTAATGTTAGAGACTATCAAAAGTTCTTAGAGCAAAACATATTAAAGCTTAATCATAAATCATTCCATCAAATTGTTGTTCTTGGCTCGAGTTCATTTATACCATTTATGCAGCTCAAAGCATGGGATCGTCGTGATGTGATTGAGGATCTATTAGATATTGGTGTATTTAGTAAGATGAAGACTGTATTAAAGACACGTAATGCTCAAGCTAAAGAATGGTCAAAAAATTCACAAGTTGCATTAACTAATCAGAAGGACAAGATAGAATATCAAAAGAAACATATAGCACAATTAGAAGAAATTAATGAAGATGCTAAGAAATCGTTTGATGCAGAGATAAAAGAAACACAAGATAATATTGATTCTCTAAAATTGGATTTGGATAAATATCCCGGCGGTTTACGTGGCAATCTCAATTCCTTAAGAAAAGTTAGAGAAGGTTTAACTGATGCTAAGGGTAGATGTAATCACGTTATGAAAGAGCTCGTTAATAGAGCCAAATTTTTTGAGAATAATGATGATTGTCCTACATGTACTCAAGAGATTAATAAACAATTAAAAACTGCAATGCTTATTGAAGTCAAGGACCAAGCAAAGAAAACACAACAAGAAATTACTCATAACGAAGCAAAGATGAGTTCTACTATTGAAACATTAGATGGTGTACAGACACAGATATCTGAAATGGCTGATATTAGTTCTAAAATTTCAACGCATACAAATACATTGACACGTTTAGTGAATAAGCAAGTGAAAGAAGTTGATATAGATGCTCCAGCTAAAGAGCTCGTAGATATGACTTATGATTTAATCGATATACAAGACAACTTAACAGAAGCTCAAGATGAGATATTATATAATGAGATAGCAGCTGAAATGCTCAAGGACACTGGCA